CGAACCCGAGCGAAATGTACGCGCCGGTGTAGTTGACTGTGCCGTCGGTGTGCACAAACACGAAATAGTTGGAGGTGCCCGCACGCGGGGAACGGAGCCACCAATAAGCGGCGCTCCCTGTGCTGTTGTGCCGGTATTTGACCTTGCTGTTTCCGGCGGAGTAGTAGGCGTATTGCTGTTGATAATTTGCCTCGTAGCTGTTCGAGTATGTGATATTCCCGAATACCTCGTACTCCGAGAGGAGGAAAAAGTAATCCGTGGTCGCGGTGACGGCGCTCGAGGCCGAGCTACTCCCGTTATTATTCGTGTACTTTGTAACGCTCTTGAGCGCGTTACGGAGTTCGGCGGGTATAGCTCCCATAATGCGGCCCGAGGTCGTCGACTTGCTCGTACCGCAAATATTATTCCTCATGTACGAGTCCTCCCACCCGCCGGAGTTGGTGTTGCTCGTATTCATGCGGAACGCCGCCGAGGAGCCAGTATTGAGGTACTGCCCGTCGGTAAAGCAAATGTCCGTACCGCCGGAGAGGGCCGTCTTTGCAAGCTGGAAGTGGATACGGCCCGAACCCTCCCGGCCCGAGTTGTGATTGAACCCGATGATAAAAGCGTAGGTCGAGAAATTCGAGAGGGATAGGCTCCCGATCGTTCCGTTGAGGGTAACTTGCTTTCGGTCGCCAATGGCCCAATAGTTCGCGCCCTCTCCCGCGTCGGAGACCTCGGAAATGGTATCCCAACTATTTTCGTTGAGCGTGTCGCTCACGAAAGATAGGGTAATCGCATAGGAGGTCGTCGAGGAGACGACGTTTACCGTGCCGCTCGTGCTCTGTCCGCCCTGCGTGGCCTCTACGGTGTACTCGCCGGTCTCGTAGACGGTAAATACCGCCGTTCCGGTGCTCGTCTTGCTGTCCACCGTGGAGCCGCCCTTTTTGAGCGTCACGACCGCGCCGGAGGGCGCGGTAACGGTAATCGTCGCCGAGAAGAACGTGAGCGTTACCGCGTAGCTGTCGACCACGCTCACGGTCTTTGTGTCCGAGGTCTGCCCGCTCCGGGTCGCGGTAACTGTCCACGTCCCGGCCTCCGGGAGCGTCAGCACGCAAGAGCCATTTACCGCCGTCCCGCTCACGCTCCGCGCGCCCTTTGTCGCGGTCACGAGGGAGCCGGTCTCGACGGTCACGACAAGGGAGAACTGTGTCCCCGCCTTGCCGACCGCGTTCGTTCGTCCAATCGCCATTTTTTACACCGCCTTTATACAGATAATCGAGGGGATAGTGATAGCCGCCGTCGGCTTGACCGCCGCGTAGATTTTCACCGTCCCGCTCCCGGAGGTAGCGACCGGGGCGAAATCCCCGCTTGCGGCCTCCGTCGCGCCGTAGTTGACCTCGGGAACGTGCGCCGTCGTCACGCCCGCCGCCGTGATGGTCGCCGCGAACGGATACGCCCCGTAGGTGGAGTCGTTCCCCCACGCGGAGGCGGCGACGGACACGTTCGTAAAAATCTTGACCTCCGCGTAACCCGCGTGCGAGTGCGACGCGGCGGCAAAGTCTCCCGGCTTTTTCCCGCTGTCCGTGAGGTTGCCGTTCCCGTCCAGCCCGGCGAGGTTTCCGGCGGTCGCACCCTGTACCTTGTCGGCCTTTCCGTCGTGGTTGTGATTTGCGGCGGCAAAGTCGGAGGCTTTCTTTCCGCTGTCGGTGAGGTTGCCGTTCCCGTCGAGTCCGGCAAAGTTGCCGGAGGTCGCGCCGGATACCTTGTCGGCTTTCCCGGTGTGGGTATGATTTGCGGCGGCGAAATCCGCCGCTTTCTTCCCACTGTCTTTCTGTGCGCCGGTCGTGCCGTCGAACGCTACAAAGTTCCCGTCGACGGGGCTCGCGACTCTATCCGGCTTTTCCGTGTTGAGGGTCTCGATATTCTCCCGGAGCGCGTCATGGTCTGCCGCCGTGAAGTATCGACCGATAATATCGCCCTTGCCCCACGCGCGGGCCGCTGTCCCGTTCTGGCCCCGCGTGATAGTGAGGTCGTTCCCGTTCTTTGCCGTCATGAGCACCGTTTCCGCCGTTGCGGAGTCCGCCCCGATGGTGAGATAGTTCGGGGCCTCCGGCAAGACGGAGCCGTCAAGGACGGTAACGCTCGTCCCCGTTGTCGTCAGCGACCCGGCGAGCGTGGTCTCCGGCGTGTTTGCCTGTGCCGGGTACATGGTCTTTAGCTGTGCCATTCTCTAACCTCCCTGTTAATAGTCCCCGCCGCCGCGAGAATTACAGAACGTCTGTGAGAACACGGCCCCGACGATACGGCTCATAGTGTCCGGGAGAACTTCTATCGTGTGCCATGTCCCGCGCTGTATCTTCCCGCTGTCGTCCTTGGAGAGATACGCTACAATGTCGATATTGTCGTAGCCGCTTTGAGCCGGGAGGACGTTCCCGTCGACCCGGATAGTCGCACGGGAGGCCCGTTGCCCCTCGTATATGCCGAACTGTATCGCGTGGGTGTGATTTTGTACCGTGTGCGTGTGTGCCTGTACGGTGTGGGTGTGGGCGCTCACGCGGTGCGTGTGCGAGTCTACCCGGTGCGTATGGTCGGAAATCCTGTGCGTATGGGCCGGGTGGACGTGCGCCCCCGACCACACAAAGCTCTCGTATCCTACGATTTTCAGCGACGAGTCCACGATAGCGAGTTTCGCCCCGCTCGATAGGCCGTGATTATGTACCGCCTGTCCGTTCGTCTCGTTCGGGAGGATATTCGAGCTCTCGAGAGCCGTTCCGCTCGAGGTCTGCCCGCCGCCGGAGGAGGTCGTCGAGCCACCGCCGGAGGAAGTCGTCGAGCCGCCGCCGGAGGAGGTAGTCGTACCGCCGCCGGAGGAGGTCGTTTGCCCGCCGCCGCCGCCGATAGCCTGCTCAAAGGCCCGGAACGGCTCAAACTGGATATTGAGGAGCATTTTGTTTATGCGGACGACGGACTCGTCGATATAGATTTTCATGGTCGCCGGGTGGTCTGCGTCCGCGTTGTCCGAGAAATTGTAGACCTGTTGATTTGTGGCCCCCTGCGCGTAGGTCTCCCCAATGAGGGCCCGGCTCTGCAAGTCCGAAATGCTCCCGGCTATGTCTTTCGACTTGTTCGCTATCGTCACGCTCACGGCTCCGGGGTCGCCCTGCGCGTCGTCCTTTGTCACGCTCACAATGCGGGCGCGGAGGTTTACCCCGTCCTCGTCGTCCACGATACGGACGATTTCACCCGGCCAGAAACGGGAGAAAGCGTCTCCCGTGAGCCGGTGGAGGTCGATAGCCCCTATCTCATAGGAGTAATAGGGCTCCGCGCTCTCCCGTAAAATCTGCTCGGCGTATGCCTTGAGATTTTCCTCTACCTCGTACCGCGTGTCGACGAGGATACTCGAGCAAAGCCCGTATTTCTCGATACTCAAAGCGTCCTCCACATACGGGAGGCCGTTGTTTACCGACGAGATAGTGAGCTGATTTACCCCCTCGCCGTAGCCGAGCGCGTAGATACGATTTGCGAGGCCGGTATCGTCCCGCGACTTCCGTATCTCCGTCATGTTTTTTGCATACCGTATCTCGCTTTTGAGCCTGTCCGACGGCGCGACGAGGGAGAGCGACCACGGATACCCGGTCGTGTCCCATGTCCAAAGGTAATCACTGTCGAAACACTCCGGGACGGCAAAGAGGGCCGCGAGGAGGGTCGAGTTTTCCCAGTTGTACTCAAAGAACCGCTCGAAATCGCACGAGCCGAGCACCCAATTTCGGGTCGTCTGCCGGTTGAGGATATAGTTCAATACCTCCGCCGTCCGTACCCCCGTCCCGCCGCATTGATGGTACTGAAATAGTACGTCATTGAGGAGGGTCGCGAGGACGTGCTCGCAATTATAAAACCGCGTGGCCCCGTCGCTCCGCTCCAAATCCTCCCCAATGATACGGAAAAGGTCGATACGTTCGTCCCCGTCGAAAATCTCGACGTAGTTCAGCGGCGTGCAATACTCCGTTTTCGGGTCGTCCGCTGGCATGGTAAACGTCGCCGTCCATAGGGAGTTTGTCTCGAGGGTGTACCCGACGCTCATAGCGTTGTCGAGATAGGCAAGCCGTTTCATGTTGCGGTCGAATACCTGCGGCACCGCCATTTATAACCACCTGTCTTTCCACAAGATACGAATATCCGCCGTTGTGCCGCCCTCGACGATAATATCATTCACCCCGGACATGAGCTTGAAAAAGACGCTCGAGTCGCTTACCCGGTCGACGATGTTTACCCCGTTGAGCGTTACGGTCATGTGCTCCGTGTCGATTATGAGCTCGTCTCCGGCGACCATGTTCACGCCCTCTACGACCATAACCTCTTGTCCGTATGTCGATACGCCTGTACCGCTGGCGTTTGCCTCCGCTATCGCGTCGCCCTCAAAGAAAAGGGTACAGATATAGTCGCCGATGGCCTCGGCGACGGCCTCCGCCTCCGACGTGAATAGCAGAATACGGACGACCTCGCCGGAGGCGTAGGTCTCGGCCTCCGCCGTGCCCGCGAGGTATCGGATAACGAGCAAAGCGCCGCCGCTACCGCTCTCCGCGTTGGCTGTCGCCGTCCACTCGAACACAAAGCGGGCTTTTCGGTTGTACTGCGTTCGGTTGTATGGAGTGCGGTTATACATTTCCTCGCCTCCTTACGAGAGGTTACAGGTGATAGCGCCCGCCTCTACGGTGATAGCGTCCCCGTTGAGCACGTTCTTTCCCCGTGCGAACGAGCCGAACCACAAGAGGTTTCCGCCGCTCTGCGAGTCAAAGATACCCCAATAGGAGACCGTGCCAATGTCCGCCGTGATAACGCCGTAGTCCACCGCCGCCGTGTTCGTCACCTGTTGCCGCCCGGATACCAGCGACGGGGCCCCGAACGTGATAATCTTCCGGGCATACCCGCCGCCGCTGGCCTCCGTGCCCGTGGCGGCGGCGGTCGGGTCGGTCAGAAACAAGGCGAGGTAATACGTCCCGCTCCGTAACGATGTATTGAGGAGCGACGCGGCGTGTACGTTAGAAAGAGCTGCCATTTTTACATACCTCCGTTTTTAGTTCACCTTGACGCGGGTAACGGTCAAGTTCGTAATGTTGCCTCGGGCCGTAATATAGATAAGGCAATCCGTCTCCTGTGTGCCGTTCACGTTGACCGGCTCCGAATGTGGGAGGGAGACGGAGTTTACAATCTGCTGATTATACTGGATAGACTCCGCGAACGGCCCGCAAAGAAAGACGACCTCGCAACGGCCCGTAATCGCGATTTGCTCAATGCTGATACCGCTGATAACCTTTGCGCTGTATGCCTTTTCCGGCTCGTCGTCGAAAATGAGCAAGCCCTCGCCGGAGAGCCACCCGGCGACGGCGCGGGCCCGCGTCCGCACGCCGGGATATTGATAATCCTCTCCGACAAAGGATACCTCGCACGAGATTTCCCGGTTTTCGTAGCCGTCCTCGATGTCGTATGTGCCGCTTTTGCCGGGTATGGTGTACTGCGTGACTCGTTTCGGGGGGAGGAGCGTCCGATCGGTGGAACGGAACACGACCCCCATGTCGTCACTGTGTACGTTGTTGAATGTAAAGCCCAATTTCACGAGGTAACGACCCCCTTTCCGCGAGATTTTGCGCGTTGCATATTGTAGAGCTCCTTTGCGACGCGCTTTACGTCCGCCTCCTCGCGGACGACGAGCTCGCCGATATGGAACGTGTTCGTTACCGTCGTCGTCCCGCCGGAGGCCGTCTCCGACCCTCTGCGGCGGTCTGCCATGCTCGGCACAGCGGCGGAGACCTGTTCAATCGTGGCGCGGGCCGAAAAGCCCGTTTCCATTTCCCCGATACCGTCGGCGAGGGCGGTATTCACTTTCCCCATGCCCGACTCTACCTCGTCGAGCATTTCGGCGGTCATATCTCCGTAGGCTTTTACCGCCCGGCCCTTGTTCTGCTCGATACCGCGAGCCGCGCCCTCGATATTCATTTCGGAGACCCACGCCATTTTTTTAGACGGCGAGGAGATACCGAAAAAGTCGCAAATACCGTCCCAAATGGAGGAAATCCACCCGGAGACCTTATCCCATAACCACCCGGCAAGGGATTGAATACCGCTCCAAAGCCCTTGTACGAGGTTTTTCCCCACCTGTGCAAACTGACTCACGCCTTGCCCGAGCGCCGATACCATGCTCGAAATGATTTGCGGCATAGCCGCCACGAGCTGGGAAATGATTTGCGGTAGGTTGGTAATAAGGGAAGTCAAGAGCTTTACGCCGGTCTCGACTATTTTCGGGATATTGTTTACCAGCGTCGAGACGATAGAGGTAATGATTTGCGGGAGCGCCTGTACGATGGTCGATATAATTTGCGGGAGGTTGGTAATGAGCGCCGTTAAGAGCTCGACCCCTGCCTCTACGATTTCCGGCAAGTGCGAGAGCAAGGTATCTATGGTCGACTGGATGATTTGCGGCAATACCTCGCATATCGTCGCGATAATGTCCGGGAGGTTTGTTACGAGGGCCGTCAAGAGGGTAACGCCCGTCTCGATGATTTGCGGCACGGCCTCGAGTAGCGCCGTAACGAGGCTCTCTATCAGCGTTGGGAGCGCCTCGAGCAATACCGGGATAGCCTCGATAATGCCCGTCGCGAGCCCTGTCACGAGCTGTAACGCCGCGTCGACGAGTAGGGGGATATTCTCTATCAGCGTTTGTACTAACTGCGTGATAGCCGCCACCGCCGCCGGAATGAGGGACGGGAGCGCCTCGGCGATACCCGTTGCGAGCCCGTTCACGATTTGAATTGCGGCCTCGGCGAGCTGGGGGAGGGCTGATACGAGCCCCTCCGTTAGTGTGGTGAGTACAGAAATCGCGGCCTCCGCAAGTTGCGGAGCCGCGTTCACAATGCCCTCTAAAATGTTGAGTACGATAGTCGTACCGAACTCGAGGAGCTCCGGGAGCTTGTCGGCGGCTTGCCCTATCATGCCGTCGATAGCCTCTCCGAGCGCCTCCTCCGCGCCGTCTACCCCGTTTATCACGTCGACGAAAGCGTCTACCACGTCGGCGAGGGCCGGGGCGAACTCCGCTACGAGCTCGTTTTTCACGTCGGCGACCGTCCCGCCGAGCCGGGCGAGCGTGTCGTCGAGTTCTGCTTGAGCCTCCCGCGCCTCCATAATCGTGGCGTTATTTTCCTTGAAAATCTCGCCCGCGTCCTTGTAGGTGGAGGAGAGGGTCTCCGTGATAAGGTTTGCTCGCTCTGTCTCGTCGGCACACGCGGCGAGCTTTTCGTTAAACTCGTCCTCGCTGATGCCGACCCAATTCAAAGCGTCGGCGAGGGCCCCGGTCACTGTGCCGACCTTTGCCGTCTCGTTCGCCGCCTCAATGAGCGAGTTTATCGGGAGCGCGTCGCCAAACGTGCCGGATACTCCGGCGGCAATATCGCCCCACGTTGCAACGTCCTTTTCGGAGGTCGCGAGCTGTGCGAGGAGTTGTGCCGCCTCCGTCGCCGTGTCGGTGTCCCCGAGCACGGCATAAAGGGAACGATACGCCTCCGTCGCCGTGTCCGTGGAGTATCCCGCCGCCGTGAACGCGGTATTTAACCGCCCCTGTGCGGCCCGGTATTCCTCCGTAGACTCCGCGAGGCTGAGGAGCACGCCCACCCCGGCGACCGCCGCCGCGCCGACCGCCGCAAGCGCGGTCGCGGCGGCTTTTGCCCCGGTCACGAGTCCGCCCTTGAGCTTTTCGCCGAAAGAGTCGGTCTCTTTACTCGCGTCCTTGACCTCTTTCCCGTATTCGTCGATAGACTCGGCGCACCCGTCCGTAGAACTCCGGGCCTCGTCGAGATAGCGGTTATTGTCGTCGATTTCCCGCCCCAACGCATTTAGTGCGGTCTCCGTGCTGTTTAGTTGCGACTGATAGGAGTTTGTTTTCCTCGTAGCCTCGTCATAGTGCTTTTGAGCCTCTGCGAGTTCGTCGTTCGCGGCCTTAAGCGCCGCCTCAAGTTTTTCCTGCTCGGCGCTCGTATCCCCTGTCTCGTTTGCAAGCGAGTCGAGGGCCTCTTTACACTTACTTACGTTTTCCTGTGCCCGCTCGACTCTATCGGCGTATGCCTGTTGAATGTCGCGGGCCTTTGATACGACTTCGTTTAGGGTCTTGAGCTTTTTTTCCTGCTCCTCGTACATTTTGGAGAGGGTCTCGCCTTTGGCCTCCAATGCCTCGAGGCTGTTTGCCTGTCCTGCAAACTGCGACTCTGTTAGCTTTAGCTCCGATTTCAGCGTTGCGAGGGTCGAGTTAATCGTCTTTATGGAGCTTTTATACTGCTCCTCGCCTTGGATAGCGAGTTTCGTTGATACGGTGCGTGTTGCCATTACTCGCCCTCCGTCCTGTAATTAAAATTTACAAAATACTTGTCTTTCGCACATTTTCGCGTATAATGAGAAATAGCCAACGAAAAACGGAGTAGGGGGTCTCTCTATGAAAAAATTAAAGGTCTGGCAAATCGTCTTGCTCGTGATTTTTTACCCGGTCGGTATCTGCGTCCTCATTTACCGGCTATGGAAAAAGAAGAAAATCAAGTCGGAAATGGAGGAGGCTATCCGCGTCCGCCGGGAGGCAAAAGAGCGCGAGGAGAACGAAAGACGGGCCCGTATAAAAGCCGAGCTCTCCTCCCGCGAGGAAATCCCCTTTAAGGTCGTCGGCGTTACCTTCAAAAACGAGGACGGTCACTCCCGGCAATCCATTTTGCGAAAGCTGAAATGGGGAGACCCTCCATTTGATGGGGACGACATAGAGATAACGATAGAACGCGGTGAGTTCGAGGGTAGTCCCGCTTTCCCGATTTTCGTAAATGGTCAGCAAATCGGGAATATCGGTAAAGACGACATACCGTTTTTCCTTGACCGCTGGCGCGACTATATCGGCGTGATTTCCGCCGACGTTTCCGGGGGCGGTACAGACTCCGAGGGCCGCTCCATGAAGTACGGAGCAATCGTGAAATGCCTTTTCCGCAAGGCTGAACAAGCGTAATCCGATAAGAGCCGGGAGACCCCGGCTCTTTCTTTATTCCGTTTCCCGTTTACCGTGGTCGCGGAGGTACAGCTCCCAAAGGTCGAAAAGCTCGCCGGGAGGCATAAAGAGCGCCTCCGTTACCGATATTCCGCACCGTGCGGCTATGCGGTAGTATTCCGCCCGCTTGATGGTGTTTTTTTTTGACGGAGTTCCTCGAGGCCCTCGTCGTATTCGTCGTCCTCGGCGCTCTTGACCTCCCGCCCGTACCCGAGCGTTACGGCCTTGATAACCGCGTTCTTGAGGTCGACGATTTCATAGGTCGGCACGAGGAGCCGGAACGTATCCGCGTCCGGTATCTCTCCCGGCGCGTATCCTAACCGGCGGCGAATGAGCTCGCCCCGCTCCGCCATGAACGCGGCGGCGGTGCAAGCCGCGTCGAACCCCTCGCGGGTGTCCTGCTCGAGTTGCTCGAGGAGGAGCTTTGTACCGCCGAACGTGTCCCGTATCTGAAACATAGCCTCTCCGTCGAGGACGAGGTAATAGGCCGTCCCCTCGACGGTGAATTTTGCCGCTTTCATGTGTCAAAGCCTCCAATCGGCAAAGCGGGAGGCGGTTTCTTACGCCGCCTCCCGTTTTGTTATCAGCCGCCGCCGGGGGCGGTATATCCGAGTTTTTCGTCGCACCACGCGATAACGTCCGCCTCACTGTCGAACTCCTTACGGATACGCCATGCGCCGGAATTGCAACGGAACACGGTAAAGGTGGTCGTGGACGTACCGAACGTGATAGAGCTCCCCTTTGTCGCCGCGCTGTCGTTGCCGAGAATAGCGTTCACAAGGGGATGGAAAACGCCCTGATAGACGCGCACGCCGTTTCGGATAAGCACCTTGTAATAGGCAAGACCGCCGCGCGGCGCTACGTCGCTGTCGGAGTCCGTGAGCTCCTCCTCGAGCTCGTCCAGCGTGGCCCCATGCAAGGCCGCGTGAACCTCCGCCGTCTTGTCGTCCGTCTGCAATTCCAGCGAGCCGGACGCGAACATATCAATTTTCTCCGCGAGCGCGTCGTCGCCGTAGAGCTCGCCGGAGGCGTTGGTAACGGTGAGGTTAGCCGCCACGAGCTTACCAATCGTTACGACGCTCTCGAAATTGTAGGTCGGGAGCGCGTTGTCCGGCGTGGTAGCCACGGGCGCGAACCTCGGCCTCTTTGCTCCAAACTGCGCCATATAGATTTACCTCCTCATAGGTTTTTACTCTTGAGAAATCGGTCGTACACGCCCGCCGCCGCTTCGACGGCGGAGTCGGCCTTTTTCTCGTTTGCCGTGTTGATGAACGGTCGCCCCGGCTGGCCCACTTTCCCGAACTCATTCACAAAGGCGACCTCTGCCACGCGCCGGGGGTTTCCGTCCCGCCGCGTGCCTCTTGGATATACATAGATAGCTGGCTCCCCGTCTTTAGTCTGGCGGAGCTTTTTGTCGTACGTGATGCTCTGCGCCGTCGTGCCGGTGTCGTAAACGCCCATAGCCCGCGCCTCTTGCGCCTGTGCCGGGGCGATAACCTCGGCCTCGGCTACGAGCATTTCGAGGAGCACCGCGTCGGGTATCTCCGCGATAGCGCCCATGTCCGAGAGGAGCTCGTCGAGCCCGCTCGTGTTGATTTCCGCCATAGCTACACCGCCTCCGCGTCCTCACACTCGAAAACGTAGTGTTGCCCGTTCGCGTCCGAGGCCGGAGTAATAGACGGCCTCGTGAACCCGGCGGCGACGATACGGCGGGTGATTTCCCGCCGTGTCGCCCGTGTGTTCTTCTCGTGCGGGGCGAAATAATGCACTTGCACGAGGGCCCGGTAATGGCCCGCGTCGTCGTCCCCGAAATCGTCGGGTATCTCCGTATAGTTGAACGTGATATACTCCGCGTCGTCGCCCTTGTAGGTGTTCGCGGCGGCGGGGGAGTTCACGAGCCCGTCGAAAGCCTCGACGAGCCGCGCCTCGATACTCATTTCTCCGCCTCCTTGAACTCCGAGCACTCGAGCTCGTACATTTCCCGCGCCTCCGTATAGGCCCGCTCGACCTTGTACCGTGTACCGTTCCAGACAAGGCGCTCTTGCCCGGCATAGTCGGCGGCGCGGAGCTTGACCGCGATAGCGAGGGTAACTCCGATTTGCTTTGCGGCGTAGAACTCGGAGCGCCGCACCGATTGAACGTCGGCGAAAACCTCCGTCTCCTCGACGGCCTCTTTCGGGTATCCCTCCTCGTCTGCGCCGTGGGTGACGGCCTCAAGCGTCACCGTATCCCGCCAATACATGAGCTATCCCTCCTCCGGCTCTGGCTCCTCCGCCGCGATATATGCGTCCGATAGGGTGAGCCCGTTCCGCTGTTCCTTGTACGAGGCCCGGTATTTCTCCGAGTCCTCGTTATCGAGCCCGAACTCGGCCTTTACATAGGTCGCGACCGCCCGCAAGATAAGCGGGTCGGTCTCGTCCTGCGCCTTGACCTCAAGAACGCCGCCGAGCACAAGGTCGGCTCGGGCGGCGTTAATGAGGTCTTTCAATTCGGGGTCGAACGCGGTCGAGGTAATTCTCATGTACTGCCGGATACTCGTTAAATACGAGTCTCCGATAGCCATTTAGAGCCCTCCCTTACGCGCCGGCCTTTGCCAGATGGACGAACGCGCCGAGACCGGCGGCGGGCTTGCTGTCGAACACGCAAGAGCCGAGGAAGTCGATAGAGTTCGTCGCGAGGCCGGAGTGCTCGCTCTTGACGACGGTAATATCCTGCGAGTAGTTGCCGATGATATAGGAGAAGTCGCCGAGATACGCCTCGTCTGCGGGCACGGAGCCGGTGAAATAGACCTCGTTACCCATGATGTAGTAACGACCGTTCGCGAACTCGATAAGGTTGTTCTTGCTCTTGTTCATCAGGGGGAAGAAGTCGGAGAAGAACGTCGCCTTTCTCATGCACCACACGGCGTTTCTCTCGTAGCCGTCCCCGAGCATACCATACAGGGCGACGACGTTCGCCTCGGAGAGAGAACCGGCGGCGGCAACGGTAATCTGGTCGGTGTTGTCGGTATACGCGCCGCTCGCGCCCTTACCGGCGGTTTTCACGCCGCCCGGCTGGTTGGAGCCCGTGCCGGTGAAGATGTAGTTTTCAATCTTCCGGGCGATAGACTCCGCGATAATCTCGACGACGTAGCTCTCAAAGGCGGAGAGCGCCATTTCGGAGCACGCGCGGGAGGCTTTCACGAGCTTTACGATTTCGTAGCCGGTCAGGTTTACGGACGCGAGGGAGTCGCCCGCCGGAGTGATAGCCGCGTTCTCGGTGTGGAGAGCCGCGTCGTCGTTCGTCCCCTCAACGGCAAATTTCATATTGCCGGGAACGTGGAAGATACGGCACCGCTCGAGGATGGGCGCGACCTCGTACATTTTCTTGATGATTTGATTTGCGGTCGTCTCCGGGATAATGGGGAGACCGGAGTTTGCGGCGGTGCTGTATGCTCTCTGTTCCGCGTCGGTCAGCGGCTTACCCTGCAAGGTTTTCAGCCACGCGGAACGGTAGAGCTTTTCGTCTACCTCCTCGGAGCGGCTCTCGGGAGTGTTCACACTTACGGGATTAGCGACCGCCGTACCGTTGTTGAGCATACGCTCGATGTTCTGCCGACGCTCGAGGCCCTCGGCCTCCTCGTTCAGCTCGCGGAGCTCTTTCTCGAGAGCGTCCATATCCGCCTTATCGTCTTTCTCGATGATGGAGCGGATTTCAGCCTTGCGAGCGCGGATTTCTGCGAGTCTTTTCTCGATGTTCATTTCTTTACCTCCATGTTTTTTGTCAATAGGTGAGTGCTATCAACCTCTTACGCCGCCGGGCTTGCTCCAAAGCCGCAAGCTCTTTCTCGTGCTCCACCGTGAAAAAGCTCCGCGCCGCAATCGAGGTCTCGTTATAGGCGGGAATATCCACCGCCGAAACGTCGTACAGTTTCTTGACCTTTGTAATCGTCCGCGTGTGCGTGGTGCTGTCGTACTTCGACTCCCGCACGGTGAACGAAAAGGACATTTTATCCACATAGCCGCCGTCGATTTCCTCGTACAGCTCCCGCCCGGCGGTCGTGCCGCCGAGATTTGCCTCAATATCGACCCCGCGCTCGTTAATGTCGAGGGCGAGCGTCTTGTTTCGGAGCCGGGCGACCACTTTCCCGGCGTGGTTATAGTTCATAATCACGTCGGAGAGGTCGCACTCGTCGAAAGCGTGCCGGTCGATAACCTCGCAATACTTGATACCGTCATACTCCGCGATAACGGTCGGCGTGTCGAACACGACCGCCGTACCCTTTACGCGGTACTCCTCGGAGCCCTCCTCGCGGGGGACGAGGGAGAAGTCCTGCAAGGCGCGGTATTCGCGCCCCTCTTTGATTGTCATTTCTGGCCCTCCTCTCCGCCGCCCTCCGGCGGCTCGTTTCCCTCCGGGTCGCCCTCTGGCGGCTCCGGGTCTTTCTCCGGCGGCGGGTCGGTCTCCGCGCCGGTTTGGTACTTGTCCGCGAGTTCCGCGTTTACCATGTTCAAGGTCTGCACCCGCCGGGCCCCCTCCTCGCCGCCGATGGTCGGCATATCAAACATAGTGAGGATTTGGTCGAGCGTCGCCGCGCCGATTTCCGTCAAGAACTTCGCCGCGCTCACCTTGTCGGAGAGCGTCGCGAACTGTATCGAGTTGGTAGAGAACACGACCCGGTTTCCGTGCCCGAACTCCCGTTCTGAAAAGATACAATTCGAGAACGCTTGCGTCAGCTTGCGGAAAAACGGAGCTATCTCGCCGTTATAAAATGCCGACTCCTCCGCCGCCGTCGCGGTGTTCTCGACGATAGGTTTCGACACGCCGAAATAGTCGTAAATCTCCTCTTTGATGTAATTTAACTGCGTCGAGGGGATAGGGGTCGTTTTGTCCTGTATCGGCGTGTAGTCGTACTTTGCGTCGGTCACGATAACGCCCGCTCCGTTGTTCTCCATGCGGAGGTTGTCCCGGATAAAGTCGTCGCGGCGCTTGTTCAAGTCCTCCGTTTTGACTGCGTTCGAGACCTTGAGCACGCCCCGGATGATAGCGACGAGCTCCGCGAATTTGCTCATAGACTGATTGAACGTGTTCGCCGTCTTGAGCACGGTCTCGAGGGGCTTGTTATTGTCCCCGAAAATATCGTTTTCGAGGAAATGCCGCCGGATATGGATAAGCCGGGAATACTCGCAGATGTACGAGGAGCCGGTCGCGAAACGGAACCGGCAATACATAACGCCCATGTACTCGAGGAGCTCGAAATACTGCGCGTTGATAGGGTAAATCTCGACGAGCCGGTTTGCCGAGTCGAAAATCGGGTACGCTATCGCGTTGTTATAGACCTTGTATTGAGCCGCGAGCTTGTAGTAAAACTCGGAGGCGGTCATATACCTGTTAGGCCGGAATTGCAATACCCGGTCTAAATAGTCGTGTACCGCCGTCGTTGTCTCCTCCGTCTGCCGGACGTGCCGGGGCTGTGCCGTGGATACCCGGCGGGCGAAAGCGTCCACCGCCGAGCGCACGGTATTTATGTCCCATGCGTTGCCCGAGTAGGGGATAAAGGTCGACTCCCACGAGCTCAAGAGCTTATAGGCCGAGTAATTCTTGTTGTCGTCCCGTTTCTTCCCGAAAATCGTCTCGAAAAGACTTCGTTTTTCTCTCATGCTGTCACCCCACAAGATACATATAGTCCTCGTTATCCCGGACGTAGATAACCCACGCATTGAGGAGAGATACCGCGCCGTCAATCCTGCGCCTGTCCGAGACCTTGACCGGCTGTATGTTGTTTACCCCGCTCTTTTTGACCGCTGTATTAGAGAGGCACCACACGAGCACGGGATTTCGGTTATAGTTCACCTTTTTGTCGGCAAAGGCCGCGCCCATTTCCCGCATAGGTTGAGACCATGTAAAAGGCCCCTGCGCGACCGCCCGCATATCAAAGCCGTTTGACTTCATCTCGTCGACCCAATACCCGGCGAGGGCCCGGTCGTATCCCACCGCGAAAGCGTCTATCTTGAACTCGTCGCGCATTTGGCAAAACCACGCCGTCACCGCCGAGTAGTCGACGCGGGCCCCGTCGCATATCGTGAGGAGCTCCCGCTCCGCCCATATCTTGTAGGGGGCCTCTTGCGTGTTGTGCTCGTCGAGTTGGTCTATCCGCTTTTGCGGTATGAAATAGTGCTGTAACACATAGACGGTATCGTCCTCCCGGCTCCGGCGAATGAGGAGCGTCGCGCACGTTAGGTCGGTCGTCGCGGAGAGGTCGCACCCGCCGATAGCGTAGGTGTTATATACGTCCTGCATGGTAAAGGTCGCGTCGTTCTTGATGTCCTCGAACGAGAGCCATACCGACGCGGAGGTCTCCGGGACGTTGAAGTCCTTGCAAAGCACGCCCGGCAAGTCCTCGGGATTTTTCTTCGCCCGCTCCACAAAGGCCGCGAGGGTCGCGTACTGCTTTATCGTCCCGAGGCCGGGGTTTGCCTTTATCCACGCTTGCGGGTCTGTCCATTCGGCCCGCGCGTCCAGCTCGTAGAGCACGGGGAGGAAAGTATCCTCCGTTACCTTGCCGTCGGCTATGTCGCACGCGAGGCCGTACAGGTTGTCGAAAACGGACTCGCGCACCGTCCCGCTCGTGGTAATCATGATAACGAGGGGTTGCCGCCGCGAGCTCGTCGACTGTTTCATGACTTCGTAGAGGTTGCGGTCTCGTATCGCGTGGAGCTCGTCGATAATGACGGCGTGCGAGTTGAGGCCGTCGAGGGTATTCGAGTCCGAGGCGAGCGCCTCGAACGTGGAGGCCGTCGCCGGAAAGTAAATATCGTTCCGGCGTTTCTTGATGATGGCCCGGAGTTCGGGGCTCTGCTTGACCATGTTCACGGCCTCGGTGAGTGTTTTCCGAGCTTGGTCTTTCTTCGTGGCGACGGAGTATATCTCCGCCGCGCCCTCGTAGTCGGCGACGAGCATATACAGCGCGAGCGCCGCGAGGAGGGTAGACTTGCCGTTTTTCCGTCCCACCAAAAAGAGCGTCTCTCGAAAGCGTCGATACCCGGTCGATTTCAAGAGCCACCCGAAAAGAGTCTGTATAAATGCCTTTTGGAAAAGCTCGAGGCGTAGAGGGGCCCCGAGCGTGCCTTGTGACTGTTTGCAAAATCGCTCGATGAAGATAATCGGGCGCTCGCCGGTCTCCTCGTCGAAATAATACGGGGAGTCGGCGGCGGTGGAGTCCATTTCCGCCATGAGCCGCCCGTAAACCGCCTTTACCCGGCGGCTCGTGACGATTTCGCCGCTCTCGATTTTCCGCCAATACTCGCGGACATAGTTCACGGCTTACCCGTCCCTTTCGGCTTTGTGATAAAGCTCATGAGCTCGTCTCCGGCGCTCTTTTTCTCCGGCTCCGGGAGGAGTCCGATAAGCTGATTTGTGAGCGCGGTAAAGGATTTTATCGTCGTGTTATACGACTTCAAGGCGGGATTTTCGCGGCGGAACTGCTGTTTTCCTTGTGTGAAATCCTCCAAAATGGCCCCGTTATTGAGCTCCTCGACGAGCCGCTCGAGCGTTACGGTCGTCACGGAAAACTGGTAAATCAGCGCGTCGACGAACTGCCGTTTTTCTTTCGGGATTTCCCGGAATAATACCTTTATACGGCGCTCGACTTTTTTTGTCTTTTCTTCGACCGTCATGTCCTCGTATTTCTTGCTAACTTTTGCCATTTCGGAGCCTCCTTTTCTGCCGCCCCTCCCGGCTTGACCCCCCCTTATGTGCGCGACCGGGGCGGTTCTAAACAGGGTTGATGCGCGGTTACGAGCGGCGGGTTTATTTCGGGGAGACCGGGGGGAGGTCTAATAAAATTCGTCGTCGTCGACTGCCGGTTTCGGCATGAGTCCCGCCTCGACGACGTTCCCGTATTCATCGAACGCGAGCCCCTCCGCGAGCGGCGGCTTTGCTCCGTGCGCTATCGCGTGACACGCGCGGCAAAGCGTCTCGAGGTTGTCCGCGTTGAGAGAAATCATAGGGTCGTCTATGTTCTGCGGCGTGAGCTCCCGCTTATGGTGTACGATAACCCCCGGCGCACCGCACCGCACGCATAGTCCCGCGTCCCGCTTGAGGATATAGGCCCGTGTCTTGCGCCATGCCGGAGACTCGTAGAAAGCCTTTGCAAATGCCCGCATACTCTGTCCCTCCATGCGTGCAAAGAGAACGCCCCGCACGGATTGAGCTCACTCGTGTACTACGGGCTCTCTCCATGTAGGGCGCACGGCGGCGAGGGTTGTGTTCCGCCTCTCTTTACGGGTACATGATACCACGGTAAAAATGCAAGTTTCCATGTACTCTTTTTTTAGTTCGCGATAATACGCGCGAATACGCTATACAGACGGGAGAGCCGCCGCGCCGAAATAGAGCAAGGCAAAGCGAGCGACGGCGGTATTACGCAAGTCGTAGACACTCCGGGTCGAGGCGTAGCTCACGGCCCCGGCTATCTCCTCTTTGCTCTTGCGCTCGATGTACCATAGGCGGATAATCTCCCGCTCCTCCGGCTCGAGCTGTCCGATAACTCGGTCTATCTCCCCGATAGCCTCCTCCGTGCGCTCTATCTCCCGCGTAACCTCCGCGAGCTCAAGGCACGCCGAAAGAGCGTCGTTCACCGCGCCGACGCTTGCATAGGGCTTTGAGAAGTCCGGCGACGGATACCCCGCCGGGCCGCTTTGTGCGATAATCCGTTCCCGCCGCCGCTCGAGGTTTTCGAGGGCCGTTTCGAGCACGCCTCGCGAGCGGAGCGTTTTCTCCGCCGCGTCGAAATAGTTTATCATGCCTTTTTCCCTCCATGCCGGTACGGTCTCCCGAGGTTGTAGGCGTGCTTTGCCTCGAGCACCGCCTCCACGTCGACTTTCATATACGCGAGATAGTCTAAAATCCTCATGATAGCGTCGCAAAGCTCCACGGCGAGGCCCTCCGGCCTGCAAGTGCGCTCGTTTTCCGGCTTGTCGCACTCCTCCGCGTGCTCGCATACCGCGCCCGGTATCCCACAACACCCGTAAATGAGCGGATTTCCCTCCCGGTACTCCGCGAGCGCCTCGGAAATCTCCGAGTGAATGAGCGCGGCGACTTCCGGGAACTCGATACCGTCGTCGTACCAGCCGTGCGCGACCGCGTTCTCATGCACCGCCCGCGCGTATTCGTTGAGTTTCATTTTCGAGCCCTCCGTTTCCGTTTCGGTTTGATAAATACCCCGTCTTTGCGGTAGTATCTCGCGATTATGTAATATCCGCCGTTCACGTCGTTGTGGAAAGCTCCGGCCTCTGAGAGAAAATACCCCGGATAGAGCTTTTCAAACTCCGCGTTGTTCGTCGTGTCCTGCGTGAGCTCCCGAGCGCGGCGGGCGGAGATATGCCCGTCCCGCGTTTTCGGCTCCGGGTCGACGAGGTTTTTCGAGGCGTTCCACGCCTTGCCCCCGACCGGGCTTTTCACGATGTAATTTCCGAGACCGGCGAGGCCGTTCTCCGTGAACTGCAAGCGGCGGGAGTTAGCATAGCCGAGCCCCCAAAGGCTTTCTAAAACGTCCCGGTCGATACCCCCGTTTATCGTGACATGGTGGTGATAGCGACCGCCCCGTTTCCCGCGCTCTGTGACGGCGATATATTTCAGCGGCGGGAGGCCGTTCTTTTTCCGATACCGGCGCACCCGACGGAGGAAATTCGCGAGCTCCCGTTTCGCGGCCTCGTCGTCCTCCGGCTGTTCCGCATACGTCAAGTGCAATTCTAAATCCTCCGGCGTAAAGTTGGCATGGAGGAGCCGGACGAGCTTTTCCTCCCTGTGCCTCTGATTGAGTTTCTTTTGCGCGGCGGAGGTCGGCTTTCCTTTCCGGCCCCGAGAGCCCCGCTTTCCCGAGCTATAAACCGGGAAAATGAACACGTCGAGGTATTCCCCGCAATAATACCGCTTTTCCCGATAGACTGTCCGCATAGCCTTTCCCTCCGTGGCCTGTATGGTCGGCTCGTTAATATTCCATACGAGCCCGAATAAGCGCCCTCGCGCTTTTCTTTTTCGCCCTTGCCACCGCCCCCGGAGTGTGGTAATATAATATAGGTATAAGTAATCACCTTTCGGGGCGGTTACGCCTCCGACGCTCGCTCAAGCGTCGGAGGCTTTCTTTTTGCCCTCGGCGGTGTTCCGTAAATACCGCCGGATATGCTCGCACATAGACCGTGACGCGCATTTTACCACGCTCTCCACGACAACGGGCTCCATATCCCCGTATAGTACGGAGGTCTCCGATACCGCTTTGAAGTTCGGGCACTCGTGGCACATTTCCTCGACCTCTAAAGTTATCATTTTTAGACCCTCTCTATCTCCGGCGAAATCTGTCCGCCGCCGGGCACGTTTTCCAGTGAGGTACAAAGCCCACGGCGCACGCCGGGCCCTCCTCCTCTGGCAAGGCCCGCCGCCCGGCGACTACCTCGCCCTCGTCCGTGATAAACCGCTCCCGGCCTCCGTCCTCCTCGACGATGAAAACCGGCTCCGGGTCTACCGGCATTGACCGGCCCGCCGTCGTGCGTATCCACTCGATAGAGGCCCCGCACCCTCTGCAAAAGCTCATACCTTGCCCTCCTCTCCGTCCTCCGGGATAGGAGTAAAGCACTCGCAACGGAGGACACGCTCTTTCTCGTATGCCTGTATAGGACTCGGGAGGCCCGCGTCGTGCCGCTCTATGCACGGGACGCAATAATCGCCGTCCCTGTGCTTGCGTGGGTCGTGTATCTCCCGAATGTTGTCGCACTTCCGGCAATCGAACTCGTACCGCCATTTCGGGAGCTTTGATTTCCTGCGTACCATAGGCTTTTCCTCCTCTTTCGAGTATCCCTCCCCGGCATTGAGCCGGGGAGGGTTTTAATTCCGAATTTTAGAGGTCAAAGCCCGGCGCGAACCCGAGCGAAAAGTACGCGATGTAGTAGTAGACTGTGCCGTCGGTGCGCACAGACACGAAATAGTGGGAGTTGCCCGCATACGGGGAACGGAGCCAGTACGGATAAGTCCCGTAGCCCTCGACCTCTTTTACGCGGCCCCGCTCCGTCTTGAAAATCTCAAGTTGCTCGCTATCCGTCTCCTCGGCCCAAAATCCCGACTCGGAGGGGCCGAAAAGGTCGGTCGCGGACGGTATCCAAAGCGTGTCAGCGTAGGTGTGCTCCTCGCCGTCGATGGTCTCGACCATGTTCCGGGGTTTCATAGCGTCCCGGAGCCATGCCGGGAAAAGTGGGAGAACGTCCTCGAGGACGTGTCTCCGGCCCTCGCTGTTGAGGTAGCCGCCCGCGTTGGTCGGCCTCTTGTTCATGACGTGTAGCTCCGGCAAGCAATCCTTGAGCACGAACCGGGCCCGCCGGTCGCCCACATACCCGCCGCAAACGGCGGTAATGCTTTTCCCGTTCTCGAGCTGGATAATGAGCTCGTCGAACGGCCTCACGAACTCCGGGCCGTTCCCCGCGTCGATAGCCGCTTTCATGTACTCGAAATCGACGGTCTCCGTAACTCTGCGCGTGATGTTCATAACTGTACCCTCCTTAAAAAATTGAGCAAAAGTAATGATTTCCTATAATCTCGACAATGCTGTCGTTATAGGGCCCCGTGGAAAAATACACCGTATCGAGGGGGAGGATAGGCTCCTCCGCCGCGATAGCGGCATAGACGGCCTCGTACTGCGTCTCCGTCGGCTCCGCCGTGTAGAGATAGGGAGCGGGGGAGAACTGCCATACGTCGCCGTACTTCTGAAATACGACCTCCTCGACTGTATCCGGGAAGTAGTCGGACAAGCACCTATTGAGCACGACCTCGATAACCGCGACTTGCCCCTCGAACGGCTCGCCCCGCGCCTCGTGATATACGAGGCAAGCGAGCGTATAAATGTCCTCGTCGCTTATCTCAATACCGGCGTATCGCGAAACGTGCTCCGTTTCCTGCGGCTCCGCCTCAACCGTCAGCGTCGGCAAGGCGATAACCTCCGCCGTGTGCGGCACTTCCGGGGATACTGCTTGCGCGGGGCTCCCGCCGGTATCGACCCACACTCGGGCGGCACACACGAGAACCAGCACGGCGAGGAGCGCGAGGAGCGTCGTTATCCCGAATACCCGCCGCCGGAGGGCTCGTAGCTCTCTCCGCCGCCGGCGGCGCTCCCGCTCCGTCATGTGTCTACCTCCTCGTTTTCCACGGCGAGCTCGATAAACTCGCACTCTCTGGCTATGCTTGTCCACCGCACGCCCCACTTTCTGGCGGCGGCGGTGACGGCCTCGTATCTGTTCCGACCGTTTACCGTGATTTCCTGCCCGTCCTTGTGCCGGACGAGGTATAATTTCATGGGCCCGCTCGCGGTCGGACGGTACTCCGCCGGGCGGCTTTTCTCGTTCTTCATTCCACGATTTCCCCCTCGATAAGTTGAAAACTCTCCCGCAAGCGTTCTCCGTGTATCCCGACCTCGAACTCGAGTACACAAAACCGCCTCGCCGGGTGGATATATACCACCGTGCCCGTGAGCGGCCTCGGCTTGCCTTTCCCGTTCAAAGCGTCGAGCGTCGCCGGTACTACGGTACGGCGTTCTCCGAGTTTGACCATACTCCGCCGCCCCCCTTAATCCTCGAGCTGATAGGAGCGGGTCTCGCTCCGCTCCACCTTGATTTTCTCTTTGCTCGTGAGCGATATTTTCGCCCTGCACTGTCCCCGGACGTTGATAGTCGCGGAGGATATGTAGCCCCGAGCCACGAGGACGGCCATCTCGTCCATGAGGCGGAGCGGCTCCGGCGCGTCGATAGGCCGAAAGCCGAGCTCCTCGGCCTCGTCGCCGAATATCTTCCGTATTCTGTCCTGCGCGTTCTCAATCTGCCGCCGGGTTGACCGCTCGGCGCGAGCGTCAAAGCACGAGCACTCCTCGGAGGCGGCAATATCCGCCGCCTCTTGCGTGTCCCGCTCCCGCTCGAGGTTTACGAGCTGTCCGCAAAACCGGCACGTCCCGAGGCTGAACCGCTCACCGCTCATTTATCGACGACCTCCTCCGTGCTTTCCGCGCCCGCCGGAGCGGGGGACGCGGGGGAGGGAGCCGCCGCGCCTCCGAGTGATTTCTTGAGGGCCTCGGTAATGAGTGCAACGAACGGGGAGGACGCGCCCGCCGCCGGAGCCGCCGGTTTCGGCCTGTCCGGGTCGGCCTGTTCCGCAAACTTTTTCACGATGCCCGCTTGCACGATTTCCCCGACGAGTGCGCTCGCCTCGTTCCCTTTGAGCGTGCAAGCCCGCACGCGGACGGCGAACTCGCCCGACTTGAGGTTGAGAACCACATACGCCCGCTTATCCTCTGGCTGGACGAGCATAGCCTCTCCCGCGTCCGCGATAACCTCCTCCGGGGTTGGAGTCTTATAGCCCGCGTTTCTGAAAACCTCGAGTTGCTCCGGCGCAAGGGCGAATACCTCGCCGCCGAGTTTCTTTGAATAGACCTTTTTCATTTGGAACCCTCCTTGTTATTTTTGAGTCTCGGGCACCATGCCGGGATATACGGGAGAAAATACCTTTGTCCGACCACATACCCCCGGCACGGGCCCGGAGCGTTGCACCGATGCGCGACTTTCCCTTTTGACCACTGTTCCGCGATAACGTCCTCGCACCCCTCGCAAGTGCGCTCGTAAATCGGGCCGCTCATACCGCGACCTCCTCCACGAGCCCGAACTCCCGGAGCTCGTCCAGCTCGATAGCTCGGCACTCCCAATGCTCGACCCGCTCGTCGTTCTCGTCGTAGTCACTCCACCTGTCCGCGAGCCGTGCCTTTCCGCCGCATACGCTCAAAAACAGGTGGTGGAAGTTTGACCCGCTCCAAAACTCGAGAGCGTAATCGCGGGCGCGGTAATATTTGATAAACTCCGTGTTCTTCATGGGCTCGATACACGGGTATAGCCGCTTTGCGAGAGCATAGAGTTTTGTCTTGTTTGCGGTCAGCCGGTAGGCCGTTCTCGTTCCTGCCGTATTCATACCGCCGCCTCCTTTTGGTAGCCTCTTATCCGCTCCCACTCTCGCAAGCCCTCGTTTCTCAACGCCTCGGCCTCGCCGCCGCCGAAAACCGAAAATACCGTGTGTGAGGTGCTCGCCGCGAGGCTCTCGCCCCGCCTGTACCCCGTCGACCCCTCCGGGGAGAGCGCCATTTCTTGGACTGCGGATATGTACGTCCGGCGGAGGTCTCCGAGTATCCTCTTGTCGAGCTCGTTCAATTTCATTTTTCTACCTCCGCCGCCTCGAGCCCGAGCCACCACTCCGGGTTTCCCCGCTCCTCCTCGTTCGGGCAATCGTCGCAATTCTCCCGCGTGCAAAAGGCGCACCGCCTCTGGTGAAACTCGTCGTCCCACGGGCCGGAGAGCACGGGGAGGGAGCGGAGGAAAGCTCCCAACACGCCCCGGCTCTGTGTGAGTCTCTCGAAATTGTCCATTATTCCGCCTCCGTGGTGAGCCTCATAAACTCGCCTGCATATTCTTCTATTTTGGTCGGGTGTAATGCGCTGTCGTCGATATAAACCGTCATAGTGTTCAACGGCCTATTCGTCCAAATATCGAGTACGGCTCTCGCCCACTGTACCGCTTTGCTTGTCAGCCTGTCCCGTCTCTCCCAAATTGTTACCGCGAGGCATACGCCCACCGCGACCCTGCCATATTCTTTAATTGCCTTGTCGAACGCCCCTCTCATAACCTCCGGCGTTGATAGTTCCTTTCTTGCGGCTCTTGCTTTAGCCAAAAACTCGAGCTTTGCCTCCCTGCTCCCGTCTCCATTCGCGAGCTTAACTATTTCTCTCGAAAACGTCCTATCTAATTTCATGGTATAAGTAATCCCCTTTCGGTTTTATCCCGCCTGTTTCCGGCGGCCCCGGTTTCGCATAGACCGGCGAACGGCTTTCTCCGCCGCCTCCGCGCTGTACGCCGGGCAATAGTTCCCATTCAAGCCGCCCGTCTCCCCGCGCTTGAGCTCGCGGTATATCGTGGCGACCGACACGCCGACCGCCGCCGCAATTACGCTCGGCTTTTCATCGGCGGCGTAGAGACGCTCGATTTCCCGACGGTCGGCGAGCGTCAGACAGTTTCCAGCCATTTTCAACGCCTCCAATCTGCATTTTTAGATAAAAAAATATTGCGCTCGAGCTGTGTAGCTCTTACGCAATAAATGATAAACGGCGCGCTGTCAAGGGTCAATTCGGAAAAGAGTTGAGTATAGGATGATATTGTGCTATAAT